CTCCGTTTGGTGTCCAACCTATCTCTGCCAAAACCTTCTGTGGGTCACGCCAGTCCTTCTTGAGAATCTTCTCGATTTGGTTCTGTACGCCATACCGACGCCCAAGCCCTTGCAACTTTCGTTGAAGATCGATCAACTCTCGCATGAGCCCCACAGGAACCTCTTTCTCCGCACATACCTCGATAAGTACACGATCATCAAGTTCGCTTGATGCAGGTGCATCCTCTTCAACCCACTCGATATCTTGTTTGGTTACTTCCCTATAGATGCGAGGAACGGAATCTTCCCAATCACCTTCCTCAACCCGCCAGATTCGGCGAATCTCATGAAGCTCTTCTAGTCTAATAAGCTGCAGATCCGGATTTGGGCCCGTTTGGCGGACTTTTTCCTGAGCCTGAAGGAGTCGGCGGAGGATATCTCGCCGAATCTCAAGTTTGTAGGGCCCCCAGACGATTCGATCCTGATTCTCGCCCCATTGCTGAATACGTCCATTTCTTCGGCGCACTTCACGGTATTCATGTTTTGATTCCGGATCGCGCGTGTTCGCAAGCCAGTCTCGAAGCGCCAACAATGGTTCCATCCATTCGTCACCACTATCAATCATCGCTTCCATGGACTTGTCTCGCTCGACAACGGTACATGTCCAGCAACCGAACCTACTATTCCCACACGACGGCGTCGTGGTATCAACCACCAGGGGGCACTCGCCTGCCTGAGCGTTGCGGTACATTGCAAGAAGTTGCTTGTTGTCTGCTCCCCAAGGCGACCTAACCGAAAGCAGGTAACTCCAAACGTCATCTGTCGTGAAGAACTCAATGGGCGCGTAGACCCACGCACTTCGAAGCGACGAATGTCGCGAGACGAGATCGCCGGGCTTACGATGAAGACTCATTACCTGTGCGCGTGTGGCACTCTCGGCACGACGCACGCCTAGTACCAGTATGACCTCGCCGTGATGGTCAACCTTCTCTTCGATGAATCGGTTGGCGGGCTGTATCTTGAGTCGATCTGTGCACCATCGAAACCGTCGATACGGTGCGGCATAACCACGCCCGATCATGTTGACCCAGAAGGTATCTTGTAGCCGCGGAAATACAATGTGAGCAGTGATCGGTATGTTCTGTTGGCTTGCTGCGGCATTGATCTTATCTAGTATACCTCCGATGTAGGCTGTGATGACGGGAGCCTCAACAAAGGTATCGCTAAAAATGACATGGATGGGCTTTGTGCGTTCATGTTCTGGGAGTCGTGCCAGAGCTTCCCAAACCAACTGAAGCGTAACAGTCGAGTCCTTGCCACCGCTGAACCCAATTACCCAGTGACGGCGGTCGCTTTTGTAGAGACCAACAACCTCGGCGTAGATATCTTCTATGGAGCGAGTGGCAAAGACACTATCATGGGAACTGTTTAGACCAATAACATGCTCTGATTTAACGCGTTTATCGCCCATCGGGTTTTTCCTCCTTAGGGAATGTGTAACCCTTCGATTAGGTTCTTTTTCTGTTCACGCGTTATTCAATTATGCTGCGCCTCGCCTTTTTCAGCGGAAAGGTCAGATACCCCGACACACCGCCATCTCTAAATAAATGCACTTCAATATCCGTTGGTTCTCTCAGGTAATTCATTCCCAATCGCACGAGTCGCACGGCTTCCTCTTTTGTTTCTGGCTCAATACACAACAGCATTGTTTCTACATGTTCTGTTAGAACGCACTTCATCATTCGTTCTCCTCTATACTCCCAACACCGCGTTTACACATAACTGTACGTCAACAGCGTTTACCAACCCGTCAAGGTTCGTGTCGCCAACCAACCGTTCCACAATTACCATTACATCTGGTGGCTGTCCCGGTACACAGGCGACGTTTACGTCCGGCAATCGATTCTCAGAAGCAAGTCCGGTCGGACCGATTGCATATCCCCGATATTCCCATCCACCAACACTATCCGTAACTGTTCGTTTGGTTTCGTACGGGAATTCCGCATCTGCTGGAAACTCAAACCGGTCAACTTCTACCCATTCGCTTGTACCATCTACTGTGTACTGCCGATGTTCGATCACAATTTCTGCAATCTTGTGGTACCCACTTGGCGGTTGGGGAACTCGCACAGTTATGTCGTGTGTTGGTGAAACCCATCGTTGAGTTTTTGTGGGCGGTACGTCCAGTGTGGTTTGCGCGTGTACCACAATCGCCATTGCCATCGCGAACAGCCCCGCTCCAACTATCGTTATCATTCTGTCAAACTGTTTTGCCGTCATCGTCTGCGTCTCCTTTCCTGTATTCCTCTATTCTTTTGAGCATACTTGCATATTCTTCAGTTTCTTCATAGGGTTTCTCGATTGGCGGTAGCCGCATCTGCCCGCGCTTTTCATCGAACGTGCGCGACCGGTTCGCGGTACGGTACGCCGCATCGTACCGGTTATGACATCGCTGACACAGTGCCCGCAGATTTTCAGGGTCATTGTTCATCGTGTCATGGTCAAGGTGCGCAATGGTCAAGACAACCTTACTACCGGTATCGGGGTGCGGCTCGTAATTAATTGCCCGACAAAATTCACACCGATCTTTTGCACGCGCCAGAATCCACTCGCGTATCTGCCGCCACTCCTTCGGGTACTTCGAGTAATCACATGGCATTATCGTCGTCCTTTTGGTCGTCCTCTAGTATCGTGCATCGTAACGGCCAGTCTTTATCACAGCTCTGTAGATCACAGTAGAGCGCGAATACCGGGCCGCCTAGCTGCGCGAACAGCAACCAACGATGTTCGGCGTAGTGACCGGCGCGGAGAACCTCTTGTATCCACCGGCGTATCATGCCGGAACTCAATCGAGATCGAAGTCGGCACTCGATGTACCATCGATCTGCCAGAGCTGGCACAATCGCGCCGCGTTCGTCGACCGGTACAATGTCGCCGCGTGGTTGTGTACCGCGGCTGCCCGTACGTTTGAACCGGTCGTGTTCGAGCAACGACGGTAACAGCCGTGCACATCGCAACTCGAACAGTTTGCCTCGTTGTCGGCTGATTCGTCCCATTTCTGTCTAGACCCTACCCTTCTATGCGGTTGACCCGCGTTTCGCGGTTTGCACCCCAAGAGAACCGGGGTTTTTGAGATTCTGGAGCAATTTAGCGCGTTGTTCCGGGGTAAGTTTCCGGCGAAACTCTTCCGGGGTACCCAGCCGCCACTTCCACGACGGGCAACCATCCGCCGGACAACGTTTCACTTCATAATGGCTCCCGTTGCAGCACCAGAGACAATGACGTTTGATCGCCTGTCGGGCTCTGTATCGTTTCCCCACGGTTTCAACAGGCCACTGTTTAGGGTTCCGACCCATTCGGAACGGCCACAACGCACACCATGTAAAGTCACATGTGCGTACTCGTGTAGACTCGAACCCTACACAGTTCACACATCGTTGTCGGATTACCCACAACGGGCTACGTGCTTTGGTTTTACGAGTCATGTCAGCCCTCCGGGACTGGTCGGCGCGGGTGTGCTCCGGGGAGACAACACACCAGCGGGGAGGAGGAAAGGAAAAACCCGCTGGCGGGGGGGCCAGATATTCCCCGCGCCGACCGTATACTTGATACTTGGACAAAGGGAACGGTAAGCGGCAGCTCGATTGGCGGATACCAAGCCGTGTTTACCCATTTTCAACATCATATCCGTTCCCTTCATCCGAATTGCCCCATTGCAGCGGGGTGCGGTAAGCAGTCCCCGTCATACCGTTATTGTCCGTCAGCTTGTAGACGATCACGGTGTATCCTCCTTATCAATCGTGTGTCGCATGTCCGGCCAGTTGAACTCGACGGGTTCTAACGCTGCCCGCATCCGGCTTTCCAGTGCCGTTAGAACATGTTCGGCTGGCCCGTGTTTTTTACCTCGCCATAAACCGAACAGCGCGGTTGTCGACATTTGGCTTGTAACCAGCGTTGCCCTGTGTTCGTGGTCACGCGTTTCGATAACTTCGCTCAGGATAGACGCAAGTTTCGGTGCCGGTTCGGCCATTGACAGGTCGTCAATGATTAATAGACTCGGGCTGGTGAGCCGGGCCGTAACTTCCGGTCTGGATGGACTTTTGTATCCCGATAGCATATCCAAGATGTTTGGAGCGACGTAGTATTTCACGCTTTCCTGCCGGTCCCACATCCAGTGGTTCGCTATACACAGACAGGCGTGCGTTTTGCCCGTACCGCTCTCGCCGTACACGTACAGACCACGCGACCATTGCCAATCTCGCACGAACTCCAACACTTCTTTCTGTTGATATCCGTGCACTAGATACCGAGCGGTTTCCCAACGTACATGTTGTGCTCGGTATACGTCGTCGGGCATTGCACCGTATCGCACTAAGTTACTGGCCCGGAACAGGTTAAGATATCGGCCCGGTCGAGCTTGTTCGCGTAAAATCGTGTCGGCGTCCGGTGCACACTGTTCGCATAAGGCGGACTGGTACCACAACGATTCTCCCCCGTGCTCGTTCGGTACCGCCAGTCCCATAATGATTTCTCCCAATTCCCATCTGTACGATATGCGCGTTCCGTCAGCACGATACGTCAACAGACACACTGCGGGAATAGCCGATCTGTCCCCACAGTTGCTACACTGAGGTGGTTTAGGTACGTACCGGCTGCGGAACAGACCGACCGCTTTCCCGCTTAATGCGGCGCTCTTTTCGACGTCGGTCTGCTTCGTCGTAGAGTTGTTGCCGGCCAGCGCGTTCGTCCATGACCTCTTTATTGTAGTTTGCACTGTACCCCTCCGATATCATTCTGCCCTGAAGTTGGTCGAACTTCTCCCGCAGTTTGGCTGTGCTCAAGATGTTGGACTGCCAGAAGTCGTCTTGTTGACACCAGCGGATCACTTGTTTGATTTCTTCGGGCGTCCGTTTGTCAATCCGGATCATTCGGTCGATATGAACGGCCCACTTCTCGATCTTTGGTCGTTTGAGTTTGGGTTGCCGTTCCAGGATGAGGTTCAGCAGGAGTTCTGACAAAGAAAGAGTTTCTTTTGTATAAGTATTCTTTGTAAGAGTATCTATTGTGGGTCCCGCGGGCGGGACCCCCTTGTTACCATATTTGGTAACGCTTGTTACCATATTTGGTAACGTTACCGTATTTGGTAACGATGGTACGCAAGTGTCTGTTGTGGTTGTAGTTGTGGCGCAGTTGTTACCATCGGTGGTAACGGCTGCGGTGTAACGCTTTGAGATACCATAAGTTACGTGTTGTTTGTTACCATATTTGGTAACGTGGCCTTCTTGGGTCAAACGACGGAGTGCACGAAGGATATGTTGCTTCCTCAAGCCCGTTGCCACGGCGAATTGAGATAGGGTTATTCGGTCTCTCTGTTTGCCCCATCCCCACGTTTTCCTGGCGATCACCAACAAGACTCGTATCTCCGTACCGGGCAACCGCGTTCGTGCGATTGCCTCGACAAACCCGACTGGTATCTTGATATACCCTCTTTCCATAACCCTATTGTTGCGGCTGTACAGCCAAGTCAGTTATGTCCAGTACTTTCTGTATCTCTTTAAGTAGCGGGGTGCTACACTTGCCGATACGTCCGGCTTTTTGCATCTGTTCGGCTATGCTATCGCCGTTATCGAGGCCCGAGTTCCGACACGCCTGCACCACAAACTCTGTGAGGTCGTCAGGGGGCGGGTCTATATCCTCGACAGCGCAATAATCTCGTACTTTCGAGTGTACCTCTGCCGCGTGTTCTTGGGTTCTGACCCGTAGTTCAGCGCGGCGTCTGTGTTTTTTGAAGTACCAGTTTTCGTCCAGCATCAGTTTCGCATCTTCGTAATCCAACTCTTCCGGGTGCGCGATATCGCGTTTGAAGTACCGTTTAAGCATTACCGGCCATTCGGGGGGTTCCTCGAACTGTTTACATTCTTCGTAGATGGTCTGTATGGCACGTAGTTGGTTCTCGGTAATACGGCGTGCCCCGTTGTTGTGGTTGTCCCCCGCCGACTGCTGGTCTCTCTCCGTATCTGTTTGGGCAGGTGTATCCAGATCGGTCTTTCCTGTATTGTCAGCCGGCGGGGGTAACTGTTCGTGACTTGGGGTTACGTCTTTGATGTTCCCGTTTGGAATATCAAGAGCTTCTTCGTGCGGGTACAGACCCATCAGCATGTCGGCACAGTATGCGTTCGCGTTGCGGTTCCTAGCTTTGTACATCATCATCAGCTCGGGTTCGGTTTGCCATACCCCGCTTTTCTTGAGTAGTCCGGCCTTCTTGGCATCTTCAAAACTGAACGTGTACGTCCGTGGTGCGTGACCTTTGCGTTTCAGGGTGCACTCAGCAGGATGATTTTCGTCGATCTCGGACGGCATCCGCTCTTTTATCCACTCAAATTCAGGGTGTTGGTATAGCAAAGCCGGTATTCCGGCCCCGTAGATAGTGGTTTTGCCGTTGATAACACCGATCTGTTGGATGGCCTGCATGGGCGCAAAGCCAACGGCGGCTCCGTGCATCATCACGGCAAAAACGTCGGCAACCAGTTGGTTGCTGTTCTTCCCCTGCACAAGACTTTTTGGTAGCGCACCGCTCTTTGCCAGCTTGTTCGCCAGCATCCACATAGCTTCCATCGTCTCTATTTCAGGGATCAGCGCGGCCACCTGGTCTTTTGATCGAAACGGTCGTGTAACTGCCGGCACTTTCGGGGTGCTGTCTGTCCCCGTAGGTTCCGGTTCGGTGGCGATAATGTCGCCGGCGGTCTCGTCTGTGGTGTTCATTGGTCGTCCTCCGGGCTACTGAGGGTACATCGCCCATTGTACGCGTCGGCGATTTGCCTCGTGCGTTGGAGCATAGCCTCAAAACAGCGTGTACATGAATGGTTAACGGACACGTCAACCAGGTACTCGTCTACGATCTGCTCTGGGTCTGGGTCTGGTTGTTGTACCGTGAGCCGCCAAGAAATAGGGGTGTCTCCGGCATCTATCAGCCGCAAGCATCTGTCGCAGGTATATCGAATTCCCATGTCGTTACTCCTTTCCCTCTAACCCGTTAAGCACGGCGCGTGTCGCCCCGGCCTGTGCTGTCAACACGTTGATTATCATTCGGTCGATGTGCGCGACTTGCTGGGCGATAGCGACAGTCTCGCTAACCTGCCGCCGTAAGATGTCCGTCTGTTCGTTTATTTGTTTTCTCAACTGCTCCAACTCAGTCGTCGGCATTTTCTTCATCCTCCTGTTCGGCGTCGAGTTTAGCGTTGCACTCCGGGCAAAAGCATTGTTTGAAACTGCCGTGCCATCGTGAGATCATGTCGCCCGAAAGCCACGTCTCACCGCACCAAGAGCACGCTACCGGTATGGTTTCGGGCCATAAGTACATTACGCTGCGTCCTCTTGCTGGGCCTGTTTTTCTGCTGAATACTCTTGGTACAGACTGCACCATTGGGATACTCGACAGTAGCCCTTCTCACACCGTGTCCATTCGCCCGGCGTGTGTTCCCAATGATAGTTGGCCGGGTTGTCCTGTTCGGCGATCAATGCTTCTGCCTGTTCGTGGCTGGTACATACCCCGCCGCGAATAGCGCGTTTACCGCCACGCTTTTTAACGCGCCACTTGTCGGGTACCTGCCATCGTTCTTCAGGGCTGCACGGTTCCGGTGTTTGGCCGCGCTCCAGCACGTTGTAGAGAGCCGTCGCACGGTCGGTGATGAACCGCAACTGTTGTTCGGTGCCCCACAGTGGCCGCGATACGGTGACAATCCGTGCCCGCGGATATCCGTTCTGCCCGGATTTCGACGGGAAAAAGTCGCGGTAGAAGATAATGTTCTCGGCCACACGAACGGGGAAACCTGCCAAGGTGACAGCGTATGCGTGCATGTTGAGTTGGGCTGTCACTTCGTTGTTCCATCGCTCGTTATCGCGAGTGTAGGTTGATGTCACTTTGAAATCTGATACTACATAGCTTTCGTCGAGGTGGTGGTCGTGCTCAGGCGACCATATTCGTTGTGGTTGGTGCAGAGTGTCTCGGGTCAGAGCGTCGATCTTTCGGGTCACTTTGGCCCACAATCGAGCAGGGGCGATCAGGTCTGTACCCATCGAGATCGGGACCGGTTCGTTGTCTATATACACATCGACGGTAAACCGTTCTTCCGTCAATACGTTCTGGTCGGCCAACAGTTGCCGCAGAATCTCGTGTACCGCGCTGCCGAACAGCATCCAGACCGCGTCATCGGCCTCGATGTAGAGCTCGTCTTTATGCGCTTTCTCCAGCTGTACCATCCACGGCGGTTTGAGCAGTTGGGTACAGGTGGCAAACGCTTTGTCGTTAGCCCCGCTGTACCACCTGTCCCTTTCTTGCAGGGCCATTACTACGGCGGGATGTGTTCCGGTCGTCGTGATGATGTTCATTGCAATTCCCTCCTTTTTTTCTCCCGGCGTCCATATACCCATCGTTTATCAGCGTCGGTCAGTTCGTGCCATAACCCGTGCCGAATCACTATCAGCAACAGACAGATACACATACGCAACACCCGGCTGCTGCCGGTCTGCCCCGCCTCAATGCGTTTGAGGGTACGTATCCATGTCCCGAGAGCGGTCGCACATTGAACGACCGTTAGCCCCATAGCCTCGCGTTTCGCCCGGAATATCCTGGCGTCCTGCTGTCTGGTGAAGTCTGCTATTCGCCGACGCATTCCGCGTGTTCCTCCAGCCAATCAACCACGTCGTCCCTCGCGTATACCACGCGCCGCCCGATCCGCGTGAACTTCGGGCCGCGCCCGTCGTGCGCCATGTTCGACAACGTCTGTTTGCGTAACAGCCCGTCGGTCGCCGCTTCAATATCGCTCCGACGGCACAGGATTGGTAGACGGTCTCGGACGTTTCTGATCACACGGTTAGAGAGTTTCTTGTTCCCCACGGTGCTGCCTCCCTGTTGCTCGTGGCCAGGACCGCTGGTGTCGGGTTGCTGCTAACCGGGAAAGGAACAGCGCCAGCGGCCTGCCGGTTCCGGCAATAGATCGTCTTGTTGTCTGTCGGCTACTTTTTTGGTGCTAACAACAACCCGACTGTCTGCATATAGTGTAGCACATATCGTGACGGGTTGTCAAGCTCTTTTGTCATGCTCTGCGGTACGTATTGAAGCGACTAGGCAAAAAGGTGGTAGGGCTGGCATGAAGTCTCGGTAAAACTTAGTCCGTGGCTTTGTGGTCCCCGCGATCGAGCATATCCCGAATATCTCGATCTTCCATAAGGACCCCGTCTAGCGTTACTCGGGGAAACCGCCGATAGCGGTTAAACGAGTCCCTGATCAGTCCAAGTGCCTCGTCATAATCTCGTGTCGCAACTTTTTCGCTACGCGGACACTCAATCATGAACTTGACTGGCGGATCTCGCTCGTCCGAGAAACTATCGGCGAGTTTATCCCACCCGGGAGGCAAGCTCAAACCTTCTTGCCCGGCATAGTGGGCGACTGCGACAAAGAACTTTTTGTTAATGTCCCGCGCCCCATTCTCGATTTGGCCGATATAGTTGCCATCGGCATAACCGAGTACGCTGGCGAGTTTTTGTTGCGTCATACGGAGTTTTTTGCGCCAGAATCGGAGGGCGCTGGCCGGACCAAGGTCCTGCGGTTTTTGAAGCCGTTTCTGCCTTTTCATTCTATCGCTCCCCCAAACTGTATTTCGCGCGTATTGAGCTGCGAACATAGTTAGCCTCGAAAGCAACTCTCTCGGGCTTTTCTCTAAAGCACACGATGGTGTTTGTGACGCGAGGAGCGAGGATGGTGTGTGTCCCTCCTCCGTAGGTGGTTGTCCTGCTGGTGCCGTAAGCTGTTCCGTAGCCGCCAGCATAGGCACTACCGGTCGTATAGGATGTGCTCGGCGTGGTGTATGTAGCCGCTGTTGCGTCTTGGTCTGACTCCAGCACTGCAAAACACGTGAATCCGTTTTGCAGCGCGACTTCAGCGCAACGTAGTAGGGCGAAGTCAGACACCGTGTGTTTCGCGGTATACGCGTTTCCGGAAAACGACACCCGAAAAACATTCTCCGCTAGACGTGTTTCCGAGTATCCACTGCCCCCGGCTAAGGGCCGATACATTGTTGCGCAACCGAACACTAGCAGGGATGCACCGAGGACGACTAGCTCTAAGAACCTCATCATAACCTCCTTTCCGTTGTGCTGCCGATTCTCCTTCTGGGCCCGCCAATAATGGAGACTATATGGAGAGCAACATGTTTTACGATCCCTAGTCCGAAACATGTATCCCTCACAAACCCCCGTATTTGTAATGGCGCGCCCAGCAGGATTTGAACCTGCGACCTACGGATTCGTAGTGTGTTGAGCATGAGATACTCTGGCATACGTTACGGTGTGGTCCGCCTTGACTTCTGCCGCCCGTGTGTGGTACAGTAGCATACTCGGAGATACCTTGTCAACCCCTAATATACTCGTTGTAGCGTGGAGAGCGGATGGAGAATGCCTGTTAAGTGGAAACGTAACCCGCGTCATCCGGGCGTGCGGTGGTACGAGCATACCGCCCGCCGACACCGGGGTAGACCTGACCGATATTACACAATCTATTACACGCGTGCAGGCCGTCGCCGTGAAGAAGGGCTCGGGTGGGCGTCGGAAGGATGGACGCTCGATAAGGCCAGTCTCGAACGCGGCAGGCTACAAGAAGCGCATCGGCTCGGGCGCGGGCCGACCACCATGGCTGCGCGACGGGCTGTTTCGGCTCGGGATGGGCTCGACAAGGAAACGTTCGGCGGGGTATGGCTCGACTACTACGACGACGCACGTCTCAGGAAACGGTCTGCCCGCCGGGAACGGCAGCTCTATCAGAAATGGATCGAGCCTGAACTCGCTCGACGACGGCTCGACGAGATTAGCGTGGCCGACCTCGACCGGATACGGCGGCAGATGGTACGTGCCGGCTTGGCAGATGCAACGTGCCGGTACGCTATGGCGGTCGTGCGGCAGGTCTATAATTGGGCCCGGGCGCGTAACCGGTGGTCGGGTACGGCTCCTACTGCCGGGCTGCGGTGGCAACCGGTCGATAACACGCGGTTGCGGTATCTCACGCGAGACGAAGCGGCTGCACTCTTGGCCGAACTGGCCGTTCGGTCCCGGTCCGTGCACGATCAGGCGTTGTTGTCGCTGCATTGCGGGTTGCGGTGGGGTGAGATTGCGGGCTTGACGTGGGCTGATGTCGATCTCGATAAGGGTATCCTGACGCTGCGCGATACAAAAAACCGGTTGACGCGGTACGCGTACCTGACGGATACAGCCAAGGAAATGCTCAAGGCTCGACGACGGCTGCACCCTCGACGTAAGGGGTATGTGTTCGTCTCGGCTGATGGCAAGAAGCTGGGCGGTCTGTCCCGTACATACCGGCGAGCGGTAAATGCCGTAGGGCTCAACGACGATGTCACAGACCGCCGCTACCGCGTGTGTTTTCACACGTTACGGCATACGTTCGCGTCGTGGCTCGTCCAGGCCGGTGTCGACCTCTACCGCGTGCAACACCTGCTCGGGCACAAGTCTGCAAGCATGGTTCAGCGGTACGCACACCTCGGGGCTGACGATCTGCGTACCGCTGTACGTGCTATCGAGGAGGAGTAGTCTGTGCGGTATCTACGAGTTGCCGCAACAGGCACTCTACGGGGGGACTATAGGGGGGGTACAGTCTGTACCCTATGCAGGGATACTGTACCCTTTATGCCTGTCTCTGTACCCCACACAGCGGATAGTCCTCCCCTTAGGGGTACAGATTGGTCCCTTGGGTACAGATTTGTCTTGGAGGGTGCAGACTGTACCCTAGGAGGTTGTCTGTGCTGGGTACAGTTTGTACGTATGGGGTACAGTTGTACTCTTGGGGTACAGGTGGTACCCCGTACACGCTTTCTGTTTGGGGTACAGTCTGTACCCTAGGGGCGTAGATGCACCCTTGGGGTACAGGATGCACGCGCGAGAACCGACCGCCACCCCCCACCCGGCCTCGGTAGGTCAAGAGTCTCACCTCTAAGGGTACAGAAAAATTTTTTTGGGGTACAGGTAGGGTGTGGTAGGGGTACAGGTTATTCTCTTGGGGATATGCCAGCTGGTTATACTGGGCACAGTGTTTCATACGGGCGGGGTTACGTTTGTCGTTCAGGTATCCGGTAGAACGTGGTTTTTCGGGTTTAGGGTGGACGTTTAGGGGTAGGGTAGCTGGTACTTGTCATGCGTCAGTTTTTGCAGCATCTTTTTGAACGGGTTGTTCAACTTAGATGTCCTCGGTTCGTGCTTTTAGGCATTGCGCACACAAGACGACCGTTTTGTATTTGCCCTGTTCGAGCAATACCGGGTCTTCGTGGATATCCACGCTATTGTCGTCCTTTTGGTGTACGTCACAGTTTTCACAGATCAGCCGTTTTCGGAGGCTGTTTTCAGCGGTGAGTTCATACATAAACCTGTTTTCAACAAGCCAGGTATCGAAACAGCTGACGCACAGGTAGGTCTTTTCGCATATAACGGCTCCGGTTTCTGTGGGTACAGTTCTGGTAGCTATGTGTTCATTACATCGTTGACAGACATGGACTTCGCGGATTTTGGCGTTTAGCTGTATCTGTTCAGCCATGTTGTTGAGAGATGTAGTTAGTTTATGGATGTACGCAACGAGTTCAGCGACGCGATCTGTGTCCATCATTGATCTCCCGAGAGTGCAGTTTAGTCCTCGTTGTTGTCTTCGTCATGGTATTCCGGGTCACATACCGGCATAGGCTGCCACTGGTCTTGTTTTTTGAAGATGTATACGGCAGATGCAAGGACGGTGCCTTGAGGTAGCTCGTCGAGAAGCCAGGATGGCCCGTCTTCTTCAAAGACGGCGTAATACGGGTCAGGGTCATATGCACAAGGCAGAAACTCTATGTCGAACGAGTAAGACAGGGAATCGAGCGACTCGACGGCATGTATGAGCGTATCGAAAACAGTAAGGGGGCCGCAGTTTTCTTTTGGGTACGTCCATTTTCCGCGTCTATATCGTACTCCGCCTCGTTTGCGGTCTCTACTCAAAGACCATCCGTTCTGGTTAATTCTCCAGCCGAGTCGAAGTTTGACGTTACCCTTATTTGTTTTGGGTTGCGGTATGTTCATCGAGGACATTTTATGATCCATCTTCTCAAGCCGTGACGGGACGGGGTGGAGTGGGCACGATATCCCGTCACGGCTGTACAGTCCGTTACTTGTAGTGGGGTTTGAGCCGGTTTGCGAAGAAGGCGCCGATTCCGGCCAGTATGGCAGAAAACGTACCTGTTATAGCCGGTCGAAGCGGTGCCAGTTCAGGGTTGTTGTTGACGATAATACCTGAACAGAGCAGGCCTAAGAAATAGGCCAGTCCGACCCCACCTGTAGCTATGGTTCCTTTTTCGATGTTCTTTTTTGGGTTATTGGGTATAGGAACAAGTTTTTGTGTCAAGGGTTTCACCCCCTTTCTTTGGGTTATCCCGGCAGGCGGGAACTACACCGCGTCGCCGGATCGAGCGTACCGGCCAACTCGGACCGGGAACGCTCCCGCCTGCCGGGGTTCAGTTCTTATCTATCCGTCTTGGTATCGCCAGTATCTCTTTCGCCTGTTCCCTGAGGTTGATCGCTGTCGGATCGAGTTCGTTCAGCTTGTTCCTTTTGCATGGTCTCGAACCGTTCTCGTGCTAGTTCCACAGAGAATTTGTTGGCGTGGAGGTAACAGAAATCTTCAAACGGCGATGTTCGCGGCCATACACGGTACGGTTCAACCTCGGGTTTAACTCCAGGCCTCAACATGCTACTCATCTTGACGTGTTGTGCGGGTTGTGGCGGTATTGCCCGGCATTCTCCAGTTTCCGGGAACCAACACGGACATGCTATACATGCCGCTCCGCTGAGATGGTCTTGCAGAGATCGTTCTTTTTGTGTAGTGCGTTTGACTTTCCTGGCTCGGCTTGACATGGCGGTACGCGTCTCCTGTCGCTTGGTACCGCCATGTATAGTGTACAAGAGAGACGCTCAAATGTCAAGCACAAAAGGGCTTGACAAGACAAGGTATCTAGTGCTACACTCGTGGTGAAGGTTACAGACACAGTTTAGTTATGTCGAACACACGGAAACTTTCAGCAGCAGAGAGACGGCGTCGCGCCATAGAGTTTTATGCGGCACACGCCACCCGTAACGGAGTTCGTCCCACCGATCTTGCACGTCAGAACGCCGTTGTAAAGGCGGAGTGTGCAAAAGCAGACCTGACCGAGGCTTTATGCGAGACCAACGGTAATGTCAAGGAAGCGCTCCGGCGTACAGGTATTTCCCGGTACCGAGCCAGAAAACTTTTGCCGGAAGTCTACGAACGTATGTTGGACGCTTTGTCGGAAGCCGGTGCCACCCCACAGAAAGTTGCGCGAGTTGTGAGTGACGCGCTTGAAGCCGAACGGCCGATTGTCGTCAAAGGTGAACAGGTTGGCAGCCGGCCGGATCATGGGACACAGTTAAGTGCAGCGAAGTTGTGGGTCAGCATGACAGGCGCAAAAGCGCCGGACCGTCATATCAACGCCAATCTTAATGTGCCCGGGACGGCGGGACATATTACGGCGGAGAATGTACTGGCGCGGTTTGAACGATTGAGAGAGTTTGAACCTGTACTGAAAGAAATAGCTGCAACACAAGAAGGGTAACAGCAGAATTTAGGCTGTAGGCCGCAGCCGATAGATTAACGACCTTCACCTGATCAGGTTCGTGGTGAACGGTCGTTTTTTTCTTTTGGAGCCGACATGTCGGACGAAGAGCGAGAGCCCGGAATCGACCCGGAAAATACGTACAAGATCGATCCGTTTCCGGCGGGTATTGACCCGGAGATACTGGATTTACATGCGCTTGACGCGGAACTTATGCCTATGGAACGGGAACTTGCCAAACATGATCTGTTCTTTCTGGCTCATGACATTCTCGGTTACCGGGACATTGATACTCCGTGGCACAGACAACTGTGCAAGATAGTGACCGATACCGAACATCTCCGGTACAGGATGTTTTTGGTACCACGCGGTACGTTCAAAACCACGCTGTTGACCATAGCAGATTCTATCCGGTTGGCGGCTTTGTACGGTGAGTGGATTCGTATAGCCATCATGTCGTCAAAACTGGAAAACGCGCAACGTATGTTGGCCGAGATTAAATGGCAGTTTCTACATAACGTCCGGTTGCGTCGTCTGTTCCCCGAGATGGCGCCGCCTGAAGGGGAAGTGTGGGGCACGAAATCGAGTTGTGTTGTACCGAACCGTAAAGCCAATTTCGGTGAAGGTACGTTTACCGCTGTCGGTACTGAACAGCATGTTGTGTCCAACCATTATTTCTGGTTGAAGAAAGACGATCCGCAAGACCAGAAGAACGCTACTACATCCGAACAACTAGACGCTCTGGACGAATGGGATAAGCGTACGTTTCCGCTCATGTACCCCGTTGACGAGGCTCATAACGACTATATCGGTACACGCTGGGCCGTACGCGACCTGTACGCCCGGGCAAAAGTGCGGATACCAAGCATGTTTGTTGTAGAACGGAGCGCCGAACGAGGTCCCAACAATGAACCCGATAAGCTGTTGTGTCCGTCGGTTCTCTCGAAAGAAACCCTTGCAGAGATTCGGGACAACATGGGCAGCGCGTATTACCATTCGCAGTATCTCATGGACCCAATCGATCCCGAAACGGCAGCCTTCCGGCTGGAGGATTTAGAGTTGTGTCGTACAAACTCGACGTTAGGTCCGGATGACAGCAACTATGCCGTGATAGTTGACCCGGGATTCTTCAAACATCGTGGTTCCAGTAAATCCGGGATAGTTGTTCTGGGACTGGATGTACTCGGCCAACCGTGGGTTGTAGACGGCGCGTTGGGTAAGTATAGCACACGGGAGCTGGCATCGATCGCATACGAGCTTGGTGCGAAATGGAAAGCTGTCTGGATGATTATTGAACAGATCAGTAACGAGGCGTTGAAAGACGAGCTTGACCGGCTTATCGAGGTTGGCGACTACGTACCGGCGATCCAGGTTATTCGGTATCACCAAGCGAGCAAAGAAATGAGGATTCTCCGGTGCCAGGGGCCGGTTCAGCGGCATAGTTTACGTCTGTGTAACCGGTCGCCGGTTACAAAACCTATCATCGACGCCTTTGTCGAGTATCCCCTGGGTACGATGGATATTATCGATTCGCTGGCTATGGGTCTGGAGTATGCCGTACCGAAACTGCGCCAGTCTCGCTCTATAAAACTCCCGTCGCACGCGCTGTTGATCAGAGAGCTTCAGAGCGATGATCCTGACCCGATGGTGATAGCGACTATGGGGCATATGGACGATCTGCCGCCTGAACAATGGAATTGGGATCGGGTCGAGCAGTTTCGTATGGATGGGAGGCTGAACTAAATGACGCAACTTAGCAGAGATAATACGCGTCGGTGGGTAAACCTCATTAAAGAGGCGGTTGCCCTTCAGGATAAACGGCGTCAACAGTGGAACAGCACCATCGAGATGATGCACCGGCCGGCCATACTCGATAGAGACGGATACCGGTCCGGCGCTATTGCTACTCCGAACTTTATCGTACAGCATCTACATGCTCGTCTCTCGGCATTATACCTGCACGAACCGCAGATCGACGTTATTCCGACCGAATCCGATATGCTGCAGGACACGCAGATTGGTTCCGGCGGGTTCACAGCACGACAATCCAGCCAAGTTATGGAAGTGTTGATCAACGATCTGTGGAAACGTACGGGTCAAGCTCAAGAGGATTTGGACGCGATTACCAACACGATTATGTTCGGGTACGGTGTCAAGGTTCATGGGTATGGTGTAATGCCTGCATATAACCCGAACGAAGATGCGACCCAACTGTACTATGGGTTTACCGGGGCCGCGAACAAGCATTCGCACGGATACAGGATTGACGGGGATGGTGACGGCCGGACGACTGCCAATGCAAAAGACGGGCATTTCCACGAGATTGAAGCCGGATATATGCAAGAGGACCAGAAAACCGGGCATGTACACGAGCTTATATCTCCGCTGTCACCGACGGATACCACATTGATTTCGTATATCGAATCCGATCTTAGACCAACCAGCACGATAGCGCCGGACGACCCGACTTTCTATTATGACGAGGGCGTGATCGCCGACCAGCCTTGGGGTAAGTCGATTTATCCGTGGCTGTTTCTTATGGACCCGGAAGCTAAACGTATAACAGACGCCCGGTGGGCTGCATACGGTCAATGGATGAGCGTACACGAGATTCGAGAACGTAAACAATGGCGGCGGTTGCAGGATGTTGAGGACGGGTCCGGCAGCGGTGAAGATATACTGCACAACTATAAGAACCTTATGCACTATAACCGGGACGAGATATCGCCGCCACCGTCGGAAGGGCCGACAGATTCAGATCGTGAGAATCGGGATAATATTGACAGACGTATCCTGGTCTGGACCATTTTCATAAAGAAAGACCCGCTGTTGCGCGGTCGGAAGTATAACAACCGCGTTTTAATACTGACCGATAACGCTCATGCACCGTTGTATTATGATGAGTTGCCGTACAGGGATATTGACGGTGTCCCGTATTTGCCGTTCTCGTATTTGAGTTGGAATCGACCGGTTGTCGGCCAGTATCCGAACGACGATGTAGCCACATGGCGCCCGATAGTCGAAGAATATCTGCTGGTACGTGCGGCCATTATGCGTCAGGCCCGTGTCGAGGGCAAGAATATACAGCTTATCGACGCAATGTTGAGCCAGAATCTGGGAAGCACGTTAAGTTCGCTTCGTTCGGATGCGCTTGTACCTGTAGAAGGGCTTAATTCTATCTTGGCGCAGACTGCCGGTAGAGGTCCGATTCTGCCAATCAAACCCGAACCTGTCAGCCAGGACATGTATATCCACAAACAGGATTTACGGCAGGAGATACGAGAACAGAGCAACGAAAATGAGCTGGGTATAGGTCAACCGTTACCGTCGAAACGTACGGCTACAGAAGTTCATACGTTGTCGCAACAGCGTGAAGTCGGGTTAGAGCGGATGTTCCAGGCTATCGGTATATTTATCGGGCGGTCGGCCTGGGTACAGGGCAATATGATACAGCAGTTCTATCAAGGTCCCGGCCGGCTTGTACCTGTCCAGCAACAGCCGGGTATGCCGCCTGTAGCCGTGCGGTTTGAACCGAGCATGATTGCACGCAGGTTCTCGTACAAGATGCGGGAAGAGTCGACTACACCCCGGATGAAAAGTTTGCGTCGGCAGGAGAAGTTGCGAACGCTTATGGAGTTTACTCAAGAGGTTCGTATGCTGATCCAACTGTTCCCGAGCTTGGGTGCACGAATCAATGCCGAAGGGTTGCTCGAATCGTGGCGGTCTGTTCTTGCCGATTGGGATATTCCCGGCATCGACAAGGTATTTACAGGTGCGCCGCCCAACCAGTTGTTACAGTTGCCCGGGCCAAACGAGTCTGGTGGTAACGGGAACGGCAACAGTGGTCCGAATGCTTCCCCGTACGGTGGCGGTAACGTTGATGCGGCTTATGCCACGGCCGGAGAAGGCGGTTCCGGTCAGTTGGCAAACTATCTCGGAAGGATGCAACAAGGGTAACTATGCCACAGTACGTGTTCAAATGTCCGGAACATGGCGTGTTTATCGTGCAGCGTACGATAAAACACCGTCGATCCGCCAAGTGTCCCCGATGTGACAGGCGGTGTACACGAGATTATATGAGTGAACGGCCGAGTTCTACGGAGTTGGGTCCGGGTGCAAGGGCAGAAGTCCAAGAGGCTCTGATCCATAGTGTGTTACCGGGACAACGACCGCCAGAAGTCCGTACACACCGGCAGGTCGAGAGTGTTCTGGCACGAGGCAACTATCATATTGTGTCGAAAGATGAGCTTTCACGTATTACAGGTGTGCAGCCGTACGATCATGTGGGTGCAGCGGGACGACAAGGAGAGCGTATAGATAACTAAATATCCCCCATAGACTATATTCGCGTGTAGGCCGCACGCGATGTAAAAAGAGAAAAACGACCTTCACCTGATCAGGTCATTGAGGTGTAGGTCGTTTTCTTTTGGGGGATCGAATGGAGAAGGACATGGCAATAGTAAACATAACGGGTCTCACAGACGCCGATTTAACGGCTCTGAAACAGCGTGTAGATGCGGAGATAGCCGCTCGGGATCGGTTTCCCGACGAAACGGTCTCCGCTTTGGTGGCAAAAGTACAGGAACTTCACGGATGCGAAGTTGATCCGGTTGCGGTTAGGTGCATCCTCAACGCGGATGTGCAGGTAAAAGCAACCTGATCAGGGGATCGTATCAAGAAGGGGACGTACGATGGGTAATCAGTTTGACGTTCAGCCTCCTGACGGGTCTGAACAAACGCCTGACGATCTGACGCAGTTGGAGATCGACAGGGAAAATCTGGAACGCCGGATTGGAGCGTTCCGCGAATCGTTGCCTGATGGGTCGTATGGCGAAGAAGTTGAAGAGCTTGTCAACTCCGTTCGTGACCTGACGGCAAGAGCCGAACAAAGCCGATGGACAAAGTATGCACAAGAAGCAGCCGAACTAAAGAGACGGTTTAGCGGCAAAGAAGAGGCGTTGCATTTGGGTGAGAGGCTTCTATCGTTACCGGCAGAAGCTCGTTCCAAACTGGAACATGTCATGTCTGCCGCAGTTCTAAACCCCTCTATAGACGGCGCACCAGGTCAAAATGCTCCCTCTACCCAGGGACAAGCTGGACCGACAAGCGACCCTCTTGCTGAAGCTCGACAGATATTCGAGCAGAATCCGGACGATCCGGGCGCGGCTCTCCGCGCTCTGGACCATCTGACAAAGAGCAGGATTGCCAGTGAACAGTCTGAAGTTCAGAAGCAACTTCAGGCGTTACAGGCAACCATACAACAGCAACAGGCCGTGCTTGCCGAGTCTGTCTTGCGACAGAAGGAAATGGAGTATACGACCGCCCACCCACACATGAGTCAGTACCTGGATGAGGTGCGAGAACGGCAACGTACGGTACGTTTCCCGAACGGCACATATTTCTGGCAGCTGCCTATTGAGGTTCAGTTCCAGATGGTAGCTGGCGCGAAACATGCCGAACAGCCTGATCTTATGTCCAGTCTGGCAGCACAGCAACAGCAGGTTCCGGGAGGTAACTCCCGTAACGTTGCGGCTCATCTGCCGGTGCCGGGCAGCGCTTCTCCGGGTCGCCGTTCTCAACCCGAAACCATCGACGACGCGTGGAAACAGATAACAGAGAAAGTCTCGCGCGCGACCGAAATAAGTGCCGGTGATATTCCGGCAGGCATGATGCCCGGCGGGTAGGACGGTATGTATTGAGGAGTTGAATAGAAGTGGCAGCAATAACCGATACCAGAACCTTTGACCAGATGTGGGCACACGTTCGTACAACGATTCTGCCCCGTATGGAGAACACATGGTACGAAGGTAACCCGTTGCTGCGAAAAATGGAACGAGCTGGTAGCGTTATCCTGAAAGGTGGACGTGAGCTCGATGTCCGGTTAGAAGTAGAAGAAGGTTTGTCCCAGGAGTTTGACGGGTACGAAGTGCTGACGACGGTCGAAACCGATCCGTTCAAAGGCGCGAAAATGAATTGGGCGTACCTGCAGGTTCCTATAGTGTGCGACCGTGCGGACATATATGAGGCAAAAGGCCCTGACCAGATCGCCGATCTGCAACGGTCAAAAACCGAACATGCCAAACGGACGATGCGCACGAAGGTCAGTAAACTGATGTTCGATACAGGCACCCATTTTTTGGGGTTGAAATCAGCTGTACCGTACAACGGTGATTCGACCGGGACGTATGCCAACATCAACCGGGCGACCTATTCGTGGTGGCGTAACAACGTACAGGACTGTGGCTCTGCCTATACGTACAACTCTGACGGTAGCGTCAACGACAACAAGTTGATCAACCATCTGTCGACGTATATTCGGAAAGCCACACAGAACGATCTGGAAAATGCCCTAAACTCGGTTATCATCACCGGTAACACGGTTATGGGGTACATGGAAAAGGTCGGGTTCAAGACCTTCAATCTCGTGCAGGAAGATATGCCGCGGGGTGGGAACAAAGGTGATCTTGGCCTTGTATTCCCGGTGTTCCGCGGTCTACCGATCCTCGTTGACGATTACATTGAGGATTATAAGCCGGGCGCCAGCAACGAAACCGGTCATGGCGTCTATATCCTCAACCTCAAGTACCTGAAATGGTACCGGATGGCCGGTCTGAACTTTACCGCAGACGAGTGGCGTAAAAGCGACGAACAGTTCTCGCTGTTCACCAGATTCTTCCTTGCGCACCAGCTGTTCTGCACTAACCCGCGGTTCCAAACGGTCATCTACGGTATAGATGCGCCGGCAGCCGCGTAGTAAGGAGGTGAAGGAAAATGGGATTTGGTGAAGGTCTGAACACAACCGACGTTGCCAAGATGAAAGCCGAGAAACACTACATGTACGTGAAGAACGGTACCGGCAGTGCAACGGTCGTTGGTAACGTTGTGAACTTTGATGTCAGTTCGTCGACCGACGGGCTTACAGTCAAACAACCTGCAACGGCGAATCTCAGTGCCTTCGCCGGTGTGTGCCTGGAAGCCAAAGCCGATGGTGACGCTGTAAAAATACAGACCCTGGGACCCGTAGACGCGTACGTTAGCGGGAATACGGGCTCGGCGTTGGGTGATGTGTTGATTACCGCTAACGGTGTGGACTACTTCACGCGTAGCGGTGCAGCGGACGGTAAACCGGCGTTTGCAGTTCTGTGTGAAGCGTATACGGCTACCACACCGGCACTGAAAAGTGTGTTGGTGTTCGGTAGCTATACGAACAACTTTTAGGAGATTCGATGTACGGGCGGGATCGAGAGGTTCCGCCCGTACGGAGGTAACGGTGTGAATCCAGCCAGGTTTCTGGACCCGGACAGTTGGGCAATGTGTGCACGGTGTAAGGCCATCGCGTATGACCCGTATATCCGGGACCAGGTCGAACAAGACGGGTACAAATGTGCTCGATGCGGCGCGTTACCGGTGATGTTCGGGGTAGAGTCGTTTCATCGTCGTACAAAACTGCGACTGTTGCTGAGGTTGTTGGTCATAATTGTTCTGGCCGGACATCTTAACCGGTCGAAACTGCGGGAGTGGGTATACACGGTATGTTGACAACACGTAAAGAGCGCATTTTTGTGGCGACCCCCAGCTATACGCAGATATGTGCCGAGATAGCCCGGTTAAGATGTTCGCTGAACTGGTTTGAGTTCGGTCGAGCGTTCCCTGAAGTCGATGTAGCGTTTAAGACCGTACAGACGGGCAACATCGAGTTGGCGTACCAGTGCTGTTACGAATCTGCGAAAGATTATGGTGCAGACTGGTTCTTTGCGTTTGAAGCCGACATGATGCCGGAAAGTAAAGGTCATACGTTCACGACGATGTGGGCGACGGTCAAACGGCGGAACCTCGACCATCTGGCGGCTTTGTATTTCTTGAACGAACCGGAAGAGCCGTGGCCGTTGCTGTTCAAAGAAGCCGACAGTGAGATGGCGTCTAAACGGCGCGGCGAGTTCCAGAGCGATCACCGGGCGTATATCAATTTCCGTACGTATCCGCAGAACAGGATTATCTCGGTTGATGGAACCGGGTTAGGCTGTACGCTGATCCGTATGGACGCGTTACGCCGGATCGAAGAAGAAAGTCCGTATTGGCGCAACTGCGGTGAAAGCATCTTCAAGATCAACTCGATGTTCAGCGTCGATATGGCTATCAGCTGGCAGTTGAAACAGCTTGGGTACGAGCTGAACGTGCACAGCGGAGTTATTGTCGATCATGTATCGCGGCTGCCGATGGTGATTAACGAGCGGCATTACCAGAAGCAGTTTGCAGAGGTGTACTGGCCGGCAGACGATGCCGATGCGAACGAGAAACGAATCGCAGAAGCCCGAGACTGGCTGGACGCTTTTATTCGTACGGAAGGGAGAGAATCGACCGATGCCGTACAAACGACGAGGGGGCTCAGTGCTCCACAAGAAGGGCGGCTCGTGGCGTGTGAAACAGCGGTGTAGCAGCCCGGCCGCTGCTGACAGGGCTATTCGTCTGTTACGTGGCGTGAAGCATGGATGGAAACCTACCGGCAGAAAGTCTACCCGACGAACAACACATCGGTCGGCTGGTAGAAGGAGACGTAGCAAATGACCTTTCAGGAAATGCAGGTAGAGCTGCAGGAATCTATTGGCTCGACCACCGCCGACAGGCTTGATCATATCAAAAAAGCGATCAATGTCGCGTACAGAGAGATGTGCGCGTTCAGTCCCAACTCGTGGCAACGTGATGTAAAGGATATCACGGTTGTAGCCGGTACGGCGGATTACGATCTCGATGCAGCATGTCGAAAAGTGTTGCGTGTACGACCGGCGGTTACGACTACTGGCAAGATCGATGTCGTTACGAACGATGCGTGGAACAATCTTGTAACCGACTACGACCGTGCGGGGACACCGGAAATCGCACGTGTAATTGATCTCGGGACCAGCAACGAGATGAAGATCGAGTTTCATCCTATTCCTGAAGCTGGCGATGCCGGTACATACAAGTACGATGGCGAGTTTTTGCCGTCCGACATGAGCGCGAACAGCGACACGCCTATTTTCGGTGCACAGTGGGACGCGTGTTTGATGGACGGTGCCCGGTACGAACTGTATAAGACGCTCAACCATTCGCCCGATAAGGTACAGATGATGCAACAGGCTTACCAGACCAGGTTCCAACAGTTTCTTGCTGACATCCAGCGTAGCGGCGCTGATACAAAGGGGGTGTAACCCGTCATGGCAAACACGTCTGCACTCACGATTCTACGCGAGACTTATAATCATCTTGTGCAAAGAGGACTTACGCCTCATATGTTCGGCGCATACGCCAATCTGACCGCCGTGATGATGCACATTCTGAAACGGGCTGAATGGTCTTTTATGCAGAAGTCCGGGACGTTGGCGACAGTTGATGCGTACAACACCGGTACGGTTTCGGTCACGAACGGCAGCACCAGTATCACGGGGTCCGGTACGACATGGACGTCGAGTATGACCGGTCGCAAGATAGCTATCGATAACAGCACCGTCGAGTATACGTTTACATACGTCAGCGCTACCAGCGGTACCTTGGACCGGAACTATGAAGGATCAACCGATTCCGGGTTGAGCCACATCATCTATCAAGATGTTTATGCTCTTGCATCGGATTTCAACAAGATGCTGGTTCTTCGAGACGCAACAAACAACGTGGTGATGGGTGAATGGACTATCGAACAGATTGAAGAGTTCTATTCGGCCGCCGGCGCGGCCGGTACGCCGACACGATACGCGTTGTTCGGGGAAGACAGCAGCGGTTACCCGCAAGTGCGGTTGTATCCGGCTCCCGGCGACGTTATCAGTTACGCGTACCAGTATCTTAAACAGCCTACCGTGATGGGCGGGGAAGCGGATCTGCTCGATACGCCGCCGAAATACGATCATGTTGTAATCGCTCATCTGGCTGCCATGTATACGCAGAAACCCGAAGATCATGTTATAGCTGCGCAGTTGCTCGAAAACATGGTGCGGGACAATATCCGGCACGCCCGGTCGGCGATTGTGAAGCAGATGCCGAGTGTGAGTGCCGGTTTGCCGCTTGGTCAGAACCCGACACTGGTTACAGGGCCGTCATAATGGCAGATCAGTCGCACATGATGATCCCGTTGTTGCGGAATCCAGCGGGGTATATGTCGGGTATCAACCCGACTGTACTGCCGGAGTATGCCAGTCCGTACTGTCCCGAAACCGATATGTCCGGTCAATCGGTATTAAAACGGCGCGGTATGCAGAAATGGCTGAACCGGTCGTGTGAGAATACGGGCTTGTTTTTGAACAACCCGTATTTCGATGCGTATGAGGAACGGCAGTTTATCGATGTTTCGGGTTGGGCCGGTGGCGAGACGAGCCCGTGGGACCTGACGCAACACAGTGCATGGACGATAGAAATAGCTGTTATTCCTATGCGTGCTCCCCGGGTGGCAACTTCGGGGGAAGAATATATACTCACGCAAACGCTCCTGGGTAGCAGCACCTGGAACTGGAAAATCGCTTTCTCTCGCAGCTCCAGCGGTATATACCAGATAGTGTTCAAGATGATTTATTCGATTCCTTTGCCTTTTACCCTTACCAAAACAGGGATCGACGTTGGCGAACCTATCCACATCGCGATAGTCTTTGACGGTACATACGTTCGGCTGTACATTGACGGTGTAGAAGAAGATACGTCGGCGGACCTTAGCGCCGCAACCTGGGCACAACCCGCAGATGACGACCGTGTATGGTGCGGGGCGAGGCCATATATGGCGTATGGTTCCGGCGACAAACACCCGTTTCACGGTATGGTTTCGGAAATCCGGTTGTGGAGTACAAACCGCAGCGCGGCGGAGATACTGGAGTACCACGATAAAGAGCTGGACCCTGAAGATAGCGATTGGGACTATCTTGAATGTTATCTGAAGTGCAATGAGGGCGGTGGTACGCTGCTGCATGATTCCAGCAAGAACAACCGGCCCGGTTATTTTCATTATGGTCCGCCGTCCCCGATAGCTGGGCTTCTGTCGGTTGACTCGAAAGTAAACGGGTTGATCTTTAACGGGTTCCAGTACGGAAAAGGTGAAGCCGGTCTGTTCGCTGTCGACGAGCAAGAATGGACCGTCGAGATGTTTATAGACGCGAAAGGGCAACTGGCAAAAACGGCCAACCTGGCTGACGAGATAGGGCTGTTCCATTACGGTAGCGATACCGACCATCCGCTGTGCCAGATATGGATTGAGGATACGAGTCATGACATCCGGGCGAAGGTATCGGTAACCGGGCCCACAGATTATACTCTCGACAGCGACACTGTTCCTCTGGCCGGAACGCCTGTACACGTGGTTGTCCGTCGTCGAGAAGAAGAGGTTGAACTTGTTATCAACGGGACGGTTGAAGATTCCGCTACGGTCGGAGCAAACGACGGTTACGGCACGACACCGACTACGTTTTATCTCGGGTGGACAAACCTTGCAGGACACGAAAAGTTTATAGGGATCATCCAGGAACTGCGGGTATGGAATTATGCCCGTACAGATCAGCAGCTTGCCGATTGGGCTTGGCGCCGGTTGCCGGATGCACGGCAGGACGAGACGCAGGGGGCGTTGATAGCGTACTTTCCGCTGGAACAGACGCGGTTACATTCAAACGAGGCTACATGGTTTGAAGGTGGCGGCAACACTACCAGTTGGGCATATACACCGAACCTTGTCCGACCCGATACGGACGAACAATGGGACTCGCACGTTATTAGGTTCTACCCCGACATTGCCGATCTTGACGGGTTCTCGTATATAGCGCGATGGGGATACTCGACGGTCACTCGTCGACCGGCATCCGTTGTCCGTGCCATAACTCAACAACAGACGGTTATTGATACAGCAGAGTATGCGTATATCGAGGATCGTCCGCCCGTGCGGCGTGAACTTGTCGTACATGCAGGTACATCTCTACAGGTTGCACGAGGCGCCCGATGGGATTTTCTGGCGGGTGAACAGAACGAGAACCTGCCGACGACATTTACAAGTGTGGGCGGCTACCTGGTTGCATGTAACGGTATCAGCAAAAACCTGAAGTATGACGGTATCGAAGCGCCAAGCGCGGTGGGTATCGAACCGCCACAACGCGCACCGCTGCCACAACAGACTGGTTCCGGAAACTATCTGGCCGGGCTATATTCGTTCTGTTACGTATACCGCAACAGCGCTACCGGTAGACGAAGTACACGCAGTCCGTACAAAGATCAGACGTTTACCGGGACTCCACAAGCGCAGATTACCGTTTATCCCAGCGCCGATCCGCAGGTGGACGAGATCGAGATATATCGCGGGTTGAGAGGGACACCGGGCTCACAAGCCATATTCTATTATCTTGCCACGGTCGACAACAGTGAACAGACATATACCGACAACACCGGGGACGCTGATGTCGGTGACATGTACGATGCAGATAATGTAGCTTTTCCGCCGTGCCGGTACTGTGCGACGTATAAAACGTGGCTCGTGACTGCGGGTAATCCAGATAGTCCGAACACAGTCTACTTTTCGCAAGCTGCCAATTTCGAGGCTGTCGCGGCAGAGTACGAGATTGGACAGGATGACGGGTACCCGATTACGGGTCTGTTCGTGTTGGGTGGCGTTCTGTACGTGTGTAAAGAGCGTGGTATCTACGCGATGGCCGGTGAAAGTCCGCATACCATGTACGTCTCGGCTACATATCTTGGCCGAGGTGTTGTCGGCCATTATGCTGTCGCCAGAGTCGACAACTATGTAGCGCTGGTCGACCGGGACGGTATTTATCTCTTTAACGGGGCGGAGTTTACAAAGATATCGAGCCCTATAGACGACTGGTTTGACAGCCGGACACAGCGGCTGAACACCGAGAAGTTGCGTCAATGTTGTGCGGTCTCGTACCCGGAAAAACGGCAGATATGGTTCAGCCTACATTTTGGCGATCCCGACCCGCCGTACGGTGATCTGTTGGGGTTGTGGAAGCTGGACACCGATCCCACGAGCGACGGTGGCAACGAACTTCGTGATAGCAGCGGGAACGGCAGCCATCTGACGTCGAACGGTACCATGACAAGCTCGGACGTAGTAGACGGGGTGTTTACAAACGCGTTGGATTTCGACGGTACCGACGATTATCTTACATGTCCGTTGGAAGCCCAGCTGAAAAGAGCTACACGTACCGTCACTATGGGTGCATGGGTCAAACTGACAAGTCTGTCCGGCTGGAGCGGTATTATCGGGTGGCATGATGCAGATGCTTACGGGCTACAGTTGCTATATGAGTCGGTAAAGGGTTGGCGTTTGCACTTAAAGACTGCGTCCGCTAACAAATGGCTGGACTCCAGCGCTACACCCGTTCTCGACAAATGGACTTTCGTTGTCGGTACGTTTGACGGTAACGCCCTGAGAATATACGTCGATGGTGAACTTACGGGGACGCTTGTACACGCGAGTCAGTATGGAACAGAGGTAGATGTCCGCGGTACGTTTGGTATTGGCGGAAGCGCGACCATGTGGAAGTTTCCCGGTGCAATCTGTAACGCGTTCATTTCGTCGACAGTTCTACAACAGACGCAGATTCGCGATCTGTACTTACGAGGTAAACGGGCGTTGTCTGGCGGGCCGGTGTTCGATCAAGAGAGCAAAACGTTCGTGTACCAGTACGATACCGATAAATGGACTTTACAGGATAAAAGCTATAGCGCTTTGGCCCTTATCGAGACGGACAAAGGACAGCGGTTGATAGGTGCAGACGGTCAGAATGTCGTTTATGCGCTTGACTCGACGGATGTTGACGGTGCAGCTCTAACCACGACATTGTGCGGTATTGTCACGGACAGCGGTACCAGAACGTTCACCTGCGCAAACGCTGAGTTTTCCGTTTATGAAGATGGGTTGGCGGGGTTGCGGGTACAGATACTCGATAGCGATGGTGACGTGTGGCAGACCCGCCGTATCATTTCCAATACAGCGACAGTATGTACCGTTGGCGAGGATTGGTCACCGGCAGACATCGTGGGGTACGAGTTTATTATCGCCGGTATTGACTGGAAGTACAGGACCGGCCACTTACATTTCGGGGATGTATCGAGCACGAAAATCCCGAAAATGTTGAGTGTAGCCCAAGTTGCCAACAGTGCCCGGACCCTGAGATATGATAACGGGTACAATATATGTCCCAACGGGTTGCTGGACGATTGGACGGGTACGCTGCCGGACAATTTCGCTCTGGACGGCGCTTCAACGACATCGCAAATCACGGCGTCGTTACCTACATCGAACGTCCGGTACGCTGTACGGGTACAGACCGACGCTGCAAGTGAAGGGATACGTACCGCCGAGTTCAAGGTTCAACCCAGCACAGATTATACCCTCCGGTTTTACTTGAAATGTGCGTCCGCTACAGGCGATACGTGTCATCTGATCGTACAGGATTATACCAACACCTCAGAGATTACGGCTCAAGATATCGACGCTGACGGATGGGTACGGCAAGAGGTAGACTTTTCGACACCTGCAACTTGTACCGAGGTTCGTCTGTTCTGGCGGGAATCCGAAGATGACAACATCGCCGACTTCCAGCTCGCTGAAATTCTGGTTGTACGCGCTTCCGACGACGATCTGCCGAGAGCACAGAAAGTGCGTCTGAAGGTGGCGACCGATCTGTCGGACACGTTTACAGACGAAGACGATTTTTCGGATTATATCGATCTGACGGCAAGCTATCAGCGACACGACAGGATCAACAATTCTGCCGGTCGGTTGATACAGTACGAACTATCAAACCCGTATCCCGGTCAGCCTGTTGAGATTCTAGCAGCCGACCTTGATATAGAAGTTACGGAGAGTGGCCGTGGGTAAAGTACGACAGAGACCGTTTCGACAAGTGTCGACCGGCAACGTTGCCACCGACCGGGTGTTAGACGCTATGAGCCGGGCACATATATCGCTCGTGCAACATGTTACGGGTACCAAGGCGTGCGTACAAGAAACAGTGTTTCATGGGCTGGGCGTTACACCGACGGGTGCATGGCTTGTCAAACACGATTCAGACGATGCGTTCAGGATGTACGTAGACTACAACGAAGCGAACAGCGAATCTGTGCCATGCAGGTTTACCGACACGGGCGTTACGGTATGGATCGCCTTCCGCGCGTAGAAGGAGTATACGGTTATGGCTTTTAACGACATTTTACGGCAATTACTTGCAGGTCAGGTCGGTTTCGGCGCTGAACCTGTCAACCCTTACCTTGAGGCGTTGAGCCAGACAAGGCCACCCGATCTCAGCCAAGAGAATATCCGTGCATTGTATGCAACGCGCGATACCAACCCGTGGATGCACGAACATTGGATGAACCTGGGCAGGACGGTTCTGTCCCCGTGGGCGTTTGAGAATCTCGGTAACATCGCCGGCTATCTCGGTGGCCGGATGGCCGAAGCGTCGCCGTATATGCAGCGCGTTGCAGGCGGTGCGAACGAGTTGATCAATATGGGGTACGGGCGGTTACCCGGCGCTATCAACGCTATGGGCCGTCTGGCCGGTGCCGCGCGACAGCTACAACCGACCGTCACGCCGGGGACACCCGATCTGTACGCTCGATCCGAACAGATGGGTATGGGTACACCCAACATATTCAGTGGCGGTCTTGGCGGTCAACTACACAATCTGCTAACCGGTCAGGGGTACGCTCCGAGCATCGCCGGGCTTGCAGGGCGACAGATATCCGTCCCGAACGTTCCGACCGGCCAGAACATCGGTATGACACCTGACGTACAGGGATTGGCGAACCTTATACAGCCGGGTCAGGGGGTACAGTGGCAAGAGAACTCGTTGTTGAGACCGGTCGCTGAACAGTTGATGCAGCAACCGCAACTGGCACAGTCTCAGGCCGGAGCCCAACAGAACCCGGCTACACGCCAGTTGTCCGGTCAACTTATGGGGGCGGCGGGCAACCTATTGGCCCAACCGCACGGACTGACACCAGAAGTCCAGCAACAGATTATGCGCGGGGTACGCGATACCGCACAGCAATCGACAAAACAGGGTGTTGAAGCTGCTATGGCGAACCTGGGCGCTCGTGGAGTCGGTACCAGAGGCGCGTTGGGGACACAAGCCATAATGGGGGCACACCAGCGGGCCGGTCAACAGGTCGCCGATGCACAACGGCAACTGGCAACACAAGCCGCTCTGGCTCGTCCGGGAGAGCTGGCGTCTGCTATCGGTGCGGTGCAAGGGCCGTTGGCCGGTGAACGGCAGTACGGGTTGCAACGGACACAGCAGGCCATCCAAGAAGCTCAGAACCTGCGCGGTATGGCGCTGGGTGCAGAAGAACAGCGTCGCCAATGGCAGAACTTACAACATCAGACGGGGCAGGCTCTTGGTCAATACGGGTTGGGATACGCCGGGCTGGGTGCAGGTGCGGAACAGCGCGGTCTGCAACAACGGGGTCAGGATATCGGGTTGGCCGGCCAGAATTGGGCGAACCAGCTTAACGCGTTGCAGACGGCAGAACGGTTACGGCAATCGCAAGGCGGGCTGGGATTACAGGCCGCTTTAGGTCAAGCCGGGTTGGGCCAAGACTATAACCGGCTGCTGTCGGGGTTGGCGGGACAAGAAGCGGGGCTTGGTCTTGCTACCGGTCAGGAAGCGTGGCGACAGCAGCTTGGTGGGTTGGGGTTACAGTCGAACCTGGCGAGTAATTACGCCAACATGCTACAGGGCACGATCCCCGGCGCGATACAGCAACTGAACTGGGGGCTCGGTGACCCGACCAGAGCTTTGTATACGTCTCTGGACCTGGCGAGTGGTTGGGCGCAATATCTGGACGCACAGAGAGAAGCCAACTACCAGATGCACGCTAACCGTCGAGCGAACCAACCGAGCGGGTTAGACTACGCGCTGGGCAGTATTGGGAGCCTTGCCAGTCTGGGCGCATCTTTACCGGGCATATACGGCGGGTTAACCAGTATGTTAGGCAGCCTGTTCTAAGGAGAACTGATTATGGCTAACAACGACTTTTTGCGGGCGCTGCTAAACGTGGCGACTTTGGGCGCCGGTACCGAATACGAACGGCAGCAACAGCTACATGACACGGTTATAGAAGACATGTTGTCGACCATATCCGCCCGGAAAGGCCGGGAACAGCGGGAAGAGGAACAGTTCGAGCAAGAGAAAAGTCTGTGGCCGTTGATCGAACGGTCGCAAAAGCTGTCTGTTGCATCTCAAGAGCTGGCTATGAAAGGTCAGGAACTGTCCAACAGGGCCCGTGAAATCGCTAACGCTACCGGAAACACGGAACTAGAACAGCTCGTCGAACAGTTCGACCGGCAACGTACGGTTTGGGAACGGGAAGATCAGGAATACAAACGGCAACAGGAAATGATACCCGAACTCGACGAGTATGCCCGCGAGATGCGCGGACTCAACCAACAGGCGGCTGAAGCTGAAATCGACTACAAACAGGCGCTCGGTATGGAATCTTATGCCCGGACGGGCCAGCTGATGGGCCGGAGCAAAGAGCTTGATAACTACCGTAAAGCGGCTGGTTTTGCACAGGAGATGTACGAACAGCGGTACAAGTTCTACCTGGACGCAGCCAACGAATCGAAAATGCCGGAAGATATCCGTGAAAATGAAGCGCTGTCTCTGCCGGACAAAGCGAGACTGGCCGCCGAACATGAGGTTGCCGAACGGTTCGGGTTTTTTGCCGACGATCTGGACGAAGTGTTGGCGTTTGGTGACGCTACGTCGGACGATACGTTAGCCGATATCATCGCACGACAATCTATAGCCGGTCAGCAGGTTAACGCTATGGAAGGTGTGCCGGGACAGACCCCGTCGGGTGTAGCGAACCAGAGACGTTTTCTTAATGCGCTATTGGCACCGACTACGTATAGCTCTGGACAGAAACGGTCAAAGACCGGGATGGAGTCAAAAGGGATACCCTGGGGGGTCAACAGATCGAAGGCATACGCGCAACTACAGACGGTTCTACGGAAACAGGCTGCCGGTCTGCCGTTAACTGAAGCGGAACGGGCGCTTCTTGCACAGGTTCGAGGCGGCCAGTCCCGTATGCAGAACCCCATGATAGCAGCGTTGCTTGGAGCGGTTACGCCGCCTGAGCCGGTTAATGCGCCGGTTGTAACCCCGTTTGTTCATCCGCCGTGGTAAGGATGCGTCGTTATGATGACTCCGGAGGAGCGACGACAGTTTCTAGCGGCACGAATCGCCAAGCTGAACGCACAACGCGGGGTACAGCCGTCTATACAGATGCCCGGTCTTACACCGGGCCGTCCAGTCTCGGGCGGTATGGACGTGTTTGCCAGGATATTCGATGCTTTCGGCCAACCGGCCCGCCGGGCGTTTGTGACGGCGTATTCAGGAGGTACCCCTGGCGAGATAGGTAAGGCCGCACTTAAAGGGCTCAAGTTCGGGGAATACTACTCCGGCGAACAGGCGCTCAAAGAGATGGGTGTCGAAGACCCCGGTATTGCAAAGTCTCTGGTGTTCGAGATTGGGACTGACCCTCTTTCATGGATTCCCGCCGCATGGATAACAAAGCCTATCGGCAAGGGCGCGAAAGGGGTGCAAGCGGTAACGGTAGCCGGGTTGAGCAGATCGGCTAAGGGACAAAAGCTGCTGGCAGCCGGCCGGACGGCAGCCGAACTGGCCGAAACCAGCGTTCGGGCGCCTCTGCGCCGTGTGTTCAGCAAGTATCCCGTGCCGCTGCGGAAAAGTACTGTCCGGGCGTACAAGAGTTTCGATGACTTGTTTGGAGATGAGAGCGTTAAACGTGCTACGGATATGTTGTCCAGTCTGCTGCAACAGCACAAACTTGGTGATGATCTGCTCGACTATGCTGTGAACACACCGAACCCGAGTGCAGCCAAACTTACCGAACTTATCGATGCGTTACCGTCCCGGGTAAGCGCGAAACATCGGGACCGAATTCAGGGGTTGGCCGGGTTCCTGGCGGTTAAAAGAGACCCGGAACTTGCTAAACTGATGCGGTCGGGTCAGGTCGAACGGGCTATAGCCGGGACGGCCCGTACATATCTGGACGAGTTGCAGTTCAAGATACTGGAAACTGAACAGGTACGGCAAGGTCTGTACCAGTGGGCGGATAACGTCGGATTGGGTACGCCTGAGAAGTTGACGGAAGTTTACCATCTGTTAGAGATGCCGAAAGGGTTGTACCAGACAGCGATAGCGAGCACGAAGTATTCGCCTGAACAACGCGAGTTTATCAAAGGGTTCCGGTGGTTCTATGACGAACATATACCCAAAGTGTTCGAGCAGAGTGGTATCCCCTTGAAACGGTTGGGCGGCGACGTTGTAGAAGATATCAGACGGATAGAACGCACTCTTGCACGGGAACGCGGAAAAGCTATGGCCCGGCTTGCACCCAAACAGAAAGAGCTCGTCCGGATGGAAAAAGAGTATACCCGGCTTACACAAGTTGCGCAGACTGAAGGTATCCGGGGTCTTCGGGCAGAGGTACGACGGTTAGAGGCACAGGCGTCTGTACATGCACGGGCCAGAGACTCTCTCGATATGCTCGGTAAAGGGTTGGTATCCGTTCGTCATGCAGGTGTGTCCAAGAACCAAGTACAAGCGTTTATCGACCGGCTACCGCAAGCTGTGTCGAAGAAAGAGTTGCGGAAACGGGCTGTGGAGCTTCGGCGGCAGGCTATAGACGCACTCGACAGCCTGCCGCCTGAACAAGAGGCGTTACGCAAGTTTATTCAGAAAGGCGGCCGGTTCACGTCCCAACAGAAAGTGCCTGGTACCACCACGCATATGCAGGTTGATCTGGGCGGAGAACATCTTGTTAACCTGGTGAAACACTATGTACACAAGAAACCGACCGGCAAGAATTGGTATAAACCGCTCGATGTGGCTGCCGCTGAGTTCGGATACGAGAATCTCGATAGAGTTCAGCGGGGTACAGCCAGTTCTGTAGAAGCCATGTTAACCGATCTGCGTAGTCTGCATGATCGGGGCGCGTTTGTTAAGAATCCGGCCAGATTTCACCCTATGTCTCGATACATGGACGAAGCCGTCGACGAACTTATGACCGCTCCGGAAGAGTATGTGATTGAAGGTATGGAAGGGTATCAGACGGTCAAGTCTGTACGCGACCGGCTGGCTTGTCTCGCCGACAAGGTTAGTAAAGGGGAACAGATCAAGGTTGTACGGAAAGACCTGGCGAAAGCCCGGGCATACCACAGTCGCCGGCTGACACAAATCGGAAAGCAGTTGAATGAACGGCGCGGGTTTCTGGCAGCTGCGCAACGGGACCCGTTTTGGGCTGAAGGGTTGATTCAACCGGGGTTCCGGCAAGTGCTGGCAGGTAAGGCGTCGGCTATCGAAAGGCGAAAAGCCAGTATCGCCAAACAGATAGCGCGGGTCAACGTGCGTACAGACCCGTTGACGAACCCACGTATCAAGCAGTTACAGGATTTTCTGGAGGACCACGTCCAGTATGTACGCAGGTTGCTCACACCGGAAGCGCAGGTGGCTCTGCGCAAAAACACGAAGTTTAACAAATGGTTGCAGAAAGAGCGGTTGAAGATGCGGCAAGCGGGCGGCGGTCCGGCAGCCGACTGGTCGACGTTTCTTTCTGAACATATACATCGGAAGTTCAGCGGTGATATAAGCGTCGCTGAGATAAACGCGATGATTCTGGACGGCTCGGATGGTGTCAACCGGTTCGTCGATATGTTGGGTTCAGACGGCATGATCCGGCACGAACATTTCGCTGAATGGCTGATGAAACGCGTGAAAAAGAAAGGGGAACCCGGTCTGTTCCTGACAGACCCGATTCTGTCACATGCAGCGTATATGGAAGATGTGAACCGGGTTGGGGTGTCAAAATGGTTCCTCGATGCACAGAAACAGTTTGGCGTGCCGGTAGACTTGCGGGACTTCTACGTGCAGGAACTCGGGTTTACGGACCTCGCGCATTGGGCTACGACGAACTATAAAGAGCTGGAAGGGTGGATGTTCCCGCCCGACCTGGTTAAGTATATCAACCATCATGCACAAAGTCTTGCTGGAGACGATATCCCTCAACAGTTGGCGCGTACATGGCTCAAGTTCCGGCGCGGCTGGATGGCGGCTGTGCTGGCTCGACCGGGGTTTCACATCCGTAACGCTGTTGAAAACGTGTTTAAGAACACGGTGCTGGCCGGTCTCCGTGACGTACGGATATACGATTATGCGTTTGACGTCCAGCGGCGGGTAGACCCGTCGGCGTTTAAGCTCATGCAAAAGGGCGGCGTTACCCGCGCTAAACCCTTGGGTTCGCTTCTTGATAGTGTTCTGAAACGGCCTCGGTTACCGGAATCCAAGCTGCTGGGCGTAAGCAAAACCGGCGAACGTATCACGATCAGTAAGATTGTCGAGGAGCTGCGTACTTCTGCAAAAGGTGTTGTAGGTTTTCATGGGTTCGCCGGCGTTGAAGCGCAGATGTTGTCGCGGCCCGGCCAGAAACCGGGGGTACTGTCGAGTATAGCCGAGTGGAACCGCTCTTTTGGTGCGCTTGTTGAAAACAATGCTCGTACAGCTCTGTACATTCATGAACGGTTGAAAGGCAAAACCGCGAAACTTGCACGCGAAATCGTCGGAGAAATCCATTTCGATTACGATATGCTGACTCCTGCGCAACGGCAGATAAAACGGTACCTGATCCCGTTTTTTACGTGGCGGCAGAAGAATCTCGGGTTACAGCTCCGTATGATGCACGAGAAAAGCCGTACTTATAACGCGCTGGTAAAGGCTATCCGTGCAGGTGAACGTCAGCAGGAGCCCGGAGCCGAACTTACACCGGATTGGGTACGGGAAAATGTCGGTATACAGGTGTGGGAACATCCGGACGGGAATAAAGAGTATTTTCTGTTGGGTAACTGGCTCGGTGTAGCCGATGTGATGCAACTGGCTCGTAGTCTGAACATTAAAATCGATGAGCGGCGCGGGTTGCCCTGGTCCGCGATAGCGGCCGCACCGTGGCACGACGAGTCTGTTATGCGGAAAGCGGGAATCGACCTGGTGGTCGAGAGTCATCCTGCGGCGCGAGGGGTTATGGCTTTGGCCGGGTATGACCCCTGGCGTCGTGAGATGATCGAAGACCCTGCTATGACAGAGTTTGGCGGGGACTATGACATGTTTTTGGGTATGCCGATGCGTCGGCAAACCATAGCGTTTTTGAAGATGTTACCGCAAATCAACTTTCTCGGTCGGCAGGTTGAACAAGCGCGACGTGCAGTAGCCGGCGTCCCGCAGAAAGGACATGTGACTCTGCCGAAATTGGCTGGTGAATGGGCGTTGTGGGGACCTGTAACCCAAGAGGTCGACCGTGCCCGACAGATGAAGTACCAACAGTGGAAAGACCGGGAGTTGCGCGGTCGGCTGAAAACCCGGATACGGAACGCGTACCGAGAAGGGAACACGGCCATGATGAGAAAGTATCAGAAACAGTTAGAGGCTACGTACAGATGAACGACGATTGTCCCTTGGGCCGGGAGAACAAGGTCAAGATCAGGAACTTAGAAGAATGGGTCGGTGCCGTTGAAAGGCGAACCGACGAGGCTGTGCGAGAAGTAAAAACAGACGTAACAAACATGAAAAAGACCGTTGACGACAAACTGGTACGAATCGAGCGGCTCTTATGGACGCTGCTTGTAGCCCTTCTCGGGGTGACCGGTAGCGCCATATTTGCCCTTATTCGCTGAAAAAAGGCGTATAGCTGGTGCGCTTCGGGCATAAAGAGCGAGGTCAAGGGGTAAGGCTGGGCAAACCGGTTATCGATGTGGCCGCCCATGTCAGTCCACATTTTCGGTGGGGGGAGTTTTTTGTGTCCGAACAGCATCCGGACCTTGTCAAGGACCTGCCGTATATCGTTATGCAGGCACATGCAGCGGCACTGTTTTGGCTGACGTGGACGCTGCTTGAACCCGCACGCGTACATTTCGGTCAACCGTTTATCATCCTTTCCGGGTACCGGAGTGACGAGCTCAACAACCGGATCGGCGGGTACCGTGACAGCGACCATCTGTACGGTCGGGCAAGCGATCTGACTGTGCCCGGGATAGACTTGGCCGATGTCTGCCAGTGGTACGTTGAGAACTGCCGGTACGGGTTCGGTCACCTGATATTGTACCGGTCTCGCAACTTCTTCCACATTTCGCTGCCGACAGAACGGTACCGTGGGGTATACGAAACCAGATGAACCATCCTGCAGCCATATTCGTACAGTTGACGACGGCATGTAACGCTCGGTGTATACACTGTCCACACAGGTTGACGTACCGCAACGAGCCGCGTAGGGATATGTCGGATGAGGTCTGGTCGAAAATCCTGCACGATATGGTCGAGATGGAGTTCACCGGTCAGGTTGGCCTGTACTTGCAGGGAGAACCGCTACTGCACGAGCCGCTTGCCGACCGGCTGAAACAGGTACACAGAGAAACGCGTGCTTATACAGTCGTCTCAACAAACGGCAGTCTGCTTGACGAGAAACGACGTGCAGCGTTGATCGCTGCTCGACCGTCGGTGGTGCATATACACATACCGTCCTCAGACTCAGGCCAATACGAACAAATGACCACACTCAGTTTCGAGAGGGTAGTGTCGAATGTACGGGCCTTGGTAGCTGAATCAGGCGGCCGGTTGGATGTTCGTGTAAACTGTCCGGCTATCCCAGACACAGATTGGTCGGAGTTTGAAACGATTTTCCCGAACTGTCCGCTGGAACTGCATGCCGCATGTAGCAGGGCTGGCTCGGTATCTGACGTGTACGCGAATCAGCATTACACGCGGTTCAACACAGGGCCGTTCTGTGAACAGCCTACACAAAACTTTTGCATTCTGGTGGACGGTACTGTTATAGTCTGTTGTAATGATTGGCGGCAGACCACACGAGCCGAGTTCGGCAACGTCTTAGACTCACCTATTCTCGACATCTATAACGGTCCGGCTATGCGTCGGGTACAGGCAGAGTTTTGTTCCGGCGATTATAGCCGGTACCCGATATGTACAGCCTGTGCCAAGGAGATGGGTTTTGCGTGTACTGATGACGAACCAACAGCTGCTGCCGTGGAGCGGTAGCGATGTATGTACGTATACGATTGCGAAACATCTTGTTGGCCGCGGTCATGAAGTTACCGTTTTGACCGCCAGTCTCGATACAGAGACTATTCTACCGAGGTTTGAACAGGCTGGTGTGGCGGTGCGTGTGCTCGGTCGAAACAGTCTGGACGGGCCGTTCGATATCATTCACGCCCACCATTACCCGATGGCTGAAGCTGCACGGGTGCTCTGTCCCGAGACCCCGATGGTATACATGTCGCACGGAGTAATCCCGGAGCTCGAACGGCCGCCTCGGCCGGAAACGAAAGTCGCATATTATCTTGGGGTCAGCGAGGAGGTCGTAGAGAATCTGCGGTTAAAGTTGCGCGGTACAACGGCGGCACCGATAGGTCTGTTCCGGAACCCCGTTGACAGCGATCTGTTCCGGCCGACGGAACTGTTGCCCGAACAACCCAACAGCGCGTTGTTGTTGTCCAATAGGGCCACCCCGGAAGTGCGGGCCGTGATAAGTGGTGCGTGTGAAATGGCTGGGATTCCGCTCTCTGTGGTTGGCGGCGATACCCTCATGTCACAAGATGCACTGCCTGATATGATCTCCCGCCACAGTATCGTGTTCAGTCTCGGGCGCGGTGTTATCGAGACCATGATGTGCGGGCGGATACCGGTTGTGTACGACTATCTTGGCGGGGACGGTATGGTTACGCCGGGTGTGGTTAAAGAGTTTGCCATGTCCAATTTCAGCGGCCGTCGCTACGGGCGGGAGTTTACGGCTACATCGCTGGCCGCGGAGCTAACGAAGTACGACCGACACTGTGGGCAACGACTCCGCGATGTCGCTATCGCAATGTTCGACGCGGGACGGCAGATCGAGCGACTGGAAAAGATATACATGGCCGTGCAGGGTAGATAAGCCGGGGACCCGGCAAAGAGGAGTCTGTAACCTGTCCCTGCGCGGCCACAACTAACTCCCCACCTGCACCTCCACGTGCTGATGTAAGAACTGTCTAATGTCTGTTCCATCGATATCTAAACCAGTAGAAACCCAACCAACTCTGGATTGAGTAGCAAACAACTCGACCCGGGGTTTTGGTGTAACAGGCTCGATTAGATCATAAAACTCGTCCGGTTTACGGGAATGGGCCCGTGCTTTGGACTTGATAACATTGCAGTTTTGGCTTCTGAACGCTTTAACCTTACCACGAACTCCCAAAAGACACAGCTCTACCTGACCTCTGAACCAGAATCCCATCCCCAACGATGAAACCTTTTGCCAGAATATCGTCGTCTTGTATTCAAACCCCCAAGCCCCTAAAACATCAAGACCGTCTGGAAGCAATGGGACAGTAACCCAGAGAAACAGCACACAGTCTTTGTCTGCGATATTTTGAATCGGTAAATCACACAATTCAGTGGTAGACAGTGTGGGATATTTGACAGAGCTGCCCGACTTCATTGACCCGCCGGTGCGCTTGTTTCTGTAACTCCAGGGCGGGTCGCACAATATAGTTTTATATTTCATTGCTTTCCCCGGTTTGCCGGATTTAGTACCTGCTTTCTTGCAAGCAGAATTTTCAATCTTTTCTGATCCGAGACTGGCTTACCGCAACTAACCCCCACCTTCACTTTCACATCTGGCGGTCTCTGTATACCACCTTGTACTACGGCTATTTCGCCACCGTGTTCCAATTCAAACTCTACACATCCATCTTTAGCCGCCACGGTTTTATGTTGTACACCGTTCACATAGACCTCGTATACGCCAACCGCCATATCGACCAGCAGCACGTGTACGGGTTCGTTCGGTTCGATCGTTACGGTTACCGACGTTAATGGAGATTCCCCCGGTTTCGGAACCACCACAAACTGAATGTCGGCATGCACAAACGTCGTTGCCAACAGCGCCACTGCGATACACAAAATCTGTCGCATTCGCCCTTGGGGCTCGCAGCCAGCCATCGCGTACCAGAGCCGCATGAACCGTTTTCTGTCGGTCACCAGCTCAGCACCAACACCGAGCGCCCGCCGTTTCGCGCGATCAGTCGTCAAATCATAATGAGGTAGTCGGCCGCGATCCTGAAACCACGCCCGCTTTAGCCCCAAGCGCTCAGCAAACCGATGAAGCTCATCCTTGGTATCAGCGATCAGATGGCCGTATCTGTCGAAATAGACCGCCACGTTTCAACCCCAATTCTTTTGCTTGTCTGTACCAATACCCATTTTACTTTTCGTCATCCACAAACGTTGACTCAAAATGATCGCAACCTCTTGCAAACGCAGCGGCAATGCGACGCCGGTTACTCCATACATCTATTACAGATGTCAGCTCCGCTGTATGTATTAGCCGGTCCAACTCATAATACACCTTACAGATTACCGCGTGTCGACAGTACCAGCAGCTTTTATCTGATGTATCGTCGCTCATCTTACACCTCCAGCACCACGGACGCGTTTGGCCCGGCGTGTAACCGCCATACCGTCCCGTCAAAACTCGGTACGTATCCCGCGTACTATAGAGTTAATAGGGGCCGCCACGGGTCGGGCCGTTCTATATATCTCCAGTTTGTAATAGCGGGAAATAGGCCGCCAGTATAAGCTCCAACAGAAGCCTTGACAGAATTCCAGCCCGAATTTCCAACCAAATCCATGACCGAATCCCAGACCGAAACCCTGACTGAAGTCCAGACCGAAACCCCGACCGAACTCCTGAACGAACCGCAAATCGAATTCCAGACCGAATCCTTGACAAATTCCCATACCGACGCCCAATCGTTTACCAATTCTATCTGTTTTCGTTCCGACATTCGGCGTGGATTTCGGGTGAACGGGTTGAACGGATGGTTGGCTTCCCATAACTTAAATCCAGCAATTTCGTCCTGTTCAGCACGGGACAGTTCACTACCTACTGTTACAGCGTTACACCGAACTTTTGTGTCACCTGCTGCGATAATCTTGTGCGGTCGTACTCGATAGTATCGGGACGGTCCACGTTGCCAACCAACTGCATCCAGTAATGTCGGTGAACAGTGAATACCACGACCGCACGGACCGGTTTCTGGAGGCGATGGGTTGTTTGCCCGCACAACAGATCCTTTGCGCCATTTTGTCGCGCCGTCATAATGTGATGTGCGGTCTAGTTGTACAGCTTTGTAATACCAATCGTGTGTCATTGTTTATACCCCCAACACATCCAAAGTCTTCGATCGTCGTTTGCGGGGTACACATTCCCCTCGGGATGGGTTTTTCCTACAGAACTTTAGATATGGGTTTTTATCTTCGAACCAGCTGGTGGAACAGTCAATGGGGTCTATAAAGACGTATGGACTCTCCCACGGTCCGAGATAGATCCCCGGTGGCCGGTATGGGTCTAAGGTCACGGCATCAGCGAGGACGGTGCCTTTGGGCATAGTTTCGAGTTGTCTTTGTCTCGTAGAGGGTTCGGAATCAATATCGCCAGGTCTCCATACGGAAGTTTCGGTCGATGGGATATAAGAGCAGGGTACAATGGCAAAGTTTCCATACGGCTTTCTGTATGGTCTTATGTTGTGATGATCGTGTGTAAATCTATACGCTGCAAAGAAATCGTCGAACACGGTTAACGGACCACATTTCCTTTGGGGAACAGTCCAATACTTAGAACTGTACTCCACACACGGGTGTCCATCCGTTAAGCATGAGTAGCGTTCCCACAGTACCTTGAATCCATGTAGGGCTGTTTCTTCGTTGAAGTCGCTGGTTGTGGGTGTCTGGTTCCTGCTGCGTGCTCTACGCTTTATCTTTTCCAGTATCTTTATGATCATCTTACACCCCCAACGCTGCGTTATCAAGTCAAGAACTCGATCAAATCTTCCCATAACTCAGCTTTTGATCGAAGTTGCAACTTTTGGTGTTTATCTGTCCCCACGAGTGCACACGCAATCGCCGTACGCAACCCTTCGATCAGGTTCTTTCTTTGCTCCGTTTGGTGTCCAACCTATCTCTGCCAAAACCTTCTGTGGGTCACGCCAGTCCTTCTTGAGAATCTTCTCGATTTGGTTCTGTACGCCATACCGACGCCCAAGCCCTTG